TCGGATCGCGTTCGATTCCAGACTTGACGAGAATCATATTCGTGAGTCCCGCGCGAGTCTTGTCACTCTCGTCACCGCCGGCGATTGTCTCGATGTGGGCGAGACCTTCCTTGAGCTTCGCCATCACCGCAGACTGCGCAGCCTGGACCGTGACCTCAGGTTTCGTCAGGCCAGCGATAAACGCCTCGTCGCAGCCCGGAATACCAGCGCACATCGCTCGAATATCGGAAATGCGCTTGTTCTCCGCTGCCGCTGCGCTTTGTCGCGCCTCGAACATTTCTTTCTCACGAGCATCGACTGTGAGCAATGCGATGTTCTCGCCTTCGGCAACGAGCTTCTCTTTCGTTTTGACGATCTGGCCTGTTGCCCTGTCGACCAGATTGCCGTTTTTGTCAAGATAGAGATCCATAGGATCCCCTTTCCTTGTGGTAGGTTGTGGATTATCACCCTCGGTTGATTTCGCCTTTGGAAACGTCGCCAACGCCATTACCCTCGTCTTGCAGATTGCCACCCTTTCTCGGTTCGCCTCGTTTTTCGCCGAATCTTTTGACTCGATTACTTCCGAGGCAAACCCGATATCTTTTGCTTCTGCGGCAGACAACCACGTCTCTTCGTCCATGATTTTTGACATCTGCGCGCGTGTTTTCGTCGAATGTCGCATGTAAGCCGATAGAATGCCTTCCTTCAGGTTGTCAAGCACATCGGCGTATTTCCGTAGTGTCTCCGCGTCGCCGCCGATCATCATCAGCGGATTGTGGATCATGTACATGGCGTTTTCCGGCATCGATATTTTCCCCGGGTCCGCCGTCATCGCCAGAACCGACGCCATGGACGCCGCTAGGCTGTCGATTGTCACCCGGATCGACGCGCCGTAGGAAATCAACTCGTTGTAAATCGCGTTACCCTCGAACACCTCTCCGCCTGGAGAGTTTATTCGCAAATGGATTTTCTTTGCTTTCGGAGAGTCGTTCAGCGCCTTGATAAAATTTTTTGCGGTGATCCCCCAGAAACCGATTTCGTCATGGATCGATATCTCCATTTCCTCGTCGGTCTTTTTCATTGTAAACCATGTTTTTTGCGGTGCCAGAGCCACTCCGCTCGCGTCCATCACAGGTACGCCGATTTTCATTCTCGCCTCCGCCGTATATGTTTCTTGGCGATCTCGCCGCCGCAAGTGACCGCGCCGTCGTTACCGCCTTGACAATCACTGGAAATCCTCAATCGCGTTTCTCACCGTGTTCTCAATTTCCTGTTTCTTCGATTCCGCGAGCAATTCCTCGGGCATCTGCAAACCGAGATCTTTCATCGCGGCCTTTTCCTCGGCGATCTGTCGCAATTCCGCGCGCCAGTTTTTCCCTTTGCTGCCGTAGTGTTCCTTCAGCGTGGTCATGTTGTTCTTATAGAGTTCAATCGATGCGTTGGCATCTTTCGTCGGGTCGACCCAGTCCCATCCCGGCGGTTGCCAGAAACACTGCGACCATTTCCACGGATCAATGATATAATCAGCGTATGTCAATGGCGCCATTTTACCACTGAGAAACATCCACTTTACAAATATCGCATAATCAGGCTGACAAACTTCCTTGATAAACCATTTCTGGATCATCTGGAATATTCGCCGGTCTTCGAGGATGTTCGCGCGCGAGGCCGCGAAATTCATCCCCTGCAAATCCTTCGTGAGTATCTGGTAACTCAGTCCGGTTCCGATTGCTATCGATCGCTGACACAATCGCGTGAGCGGGTCGAAGGTTTCCGACACCGGATCTTCGCCGCCGATAATTTCCGGCTTTGTATTTGTGTAAAGCGTTCTTCCCGGCTCCATGCTGAGGTTTCGATTCGAGTTCAGCCCTTTGGCAAGACCAGGGGCGTCGTTTTTGTGAATCCAGAACGCGATCATGGCGCGAATCCTCGAACTCACGAACTGATCCTCCATCAGAGATCCGAGATCCCATAGTGCCGTAAGAACTGGCGCCTTCCATGGCACACCGATGAACTGTTCCGGGCGCCGGCGCTTGTACCTGATCGACATGTTCTCGGCGGAAATCGGCTTGTCAACGCCTTGCAGGTAGAATCTCAGCGGAACACCGTACTCGTCGAGGTCAATCCCGTACTGCGTTTGCTTCTCGGGTTTGTTTTCCGAAACGCCTCTTGCGGAGAAATCCCGCGCGAAATCCAGTCTGTCAGGCTCAATAATCTGTCCGGCAACAGGCAAAAACGATCCCGCGCGCGACTTTACCAGGTTTGTGAGCACCGATCCGCTGTTTATCAGCGTTCGGAGCATCAGTCCTTGACATTCGTAATACGTCGAGTGTCCTGACCGGTCCCACTGATCGTTCACTCGTTCCCATCCTGCGGCAAGAACCTTATTCGCCTCTTCCGCGATGTTTCCACTGTCGTCAACGATCGCTGGTTCGGGTTTTATGCCAGTATGCACCACGTTCGACATAAACACGTTGTCGATGTTCTCGCTCAGGCCGTTGTTGTCCGCAGACTCCCGCGAGCGCGCAATTATGCGCTTCAAATCGGGCGAAATATTCGAGTACGGCACGCCATTCGAGCTTGACCAGTCAGAACGCACGCGGGATTGCGACGCTGCATCGTAGTACATCATCACGCGCCGCTCTATCGAGTCAAAAAACGACTTGACGCGCGGAATATAGTCTGGGTTCGCACCAAGGCGCGCACCGATCCGGACCGCGACGTTCCCAAGTGCTGATAGTGCTCGATTTTTCAAGACGGATTAGCCGTTTCTATCGGGAAAAACCCGCCGAATTCGTCATCCAGCGCGTCCGCGGCTGCCTGTTTTGTCTGCGCGTCAAGCATGTCGGGAGAGAAAAACTCATGCTCCCGATCGCCCATTTGCACCCGTTTTACCCCCCGCGCGGCGATTTCATCGGCTTTTGACATGATTTCCCCCGGAAAAGGAAAAAAAAGGCCGCATGCCTGGATTGCTCCTGGTTGCGGCCCTCGTTCGACGCGGCTGGACGTCGATAGTCACCATACACACCCTGTTGGATGGGAAGTTTTTTCCCCTACAATAGATAGTATACTCTACCGCGGATTAAAATGCAAGGAATATTTTTCCTATGGGAAAAAACTGCCGAAGGCGAGGAAAACGCGGCCCGGATGGCCTTCCCGGTGCGCTACGGCATTTACCCGTAGCTTTAGGGCGGATTCGCCCATGGATTATTGATTGCCGCGCTGATACAAAATACAAACTGCCGAACTTCGCCCGTTACCAGTGCCGGCGCCCGCGCCTGCTCGCCAGGTATTCGCTCTGTGCCTCTGGTGCGGATTCGTCCTCAGAGGTCAGCGTTTCCGGTTTTCGCACGAGGGTCTGGATCGACGTCGCGTCAAAGAGAATTTCCTCGATGTTATTCATCTTCACGGCGCCCAGACACATGTTCTCACACGACCTGAAGTGGTTCGGCTCGATCTTTACATATACAAGTTTCGTGTTGCCGTAAATATCCGTTTTCGGCTCGATGTATTCATTCCTCACCTGCTCGATGTAGTCCGGCGTAACATCCGACGGCAGAAAAAACTTATCACTTGCTATCAGCGCCGTTACTTCCCGGCTCAGCATCATCGACTGACCCATGTACCAGGGTCCGTTCGCCGACAATTCGATAATCGGCTTCTTAAAATCAATTCTCGTCGCGCCGATATACGCTTTTATCTGCGGAATCCGTTGACAAATGTAATCGACATCCTCTGGTCGATGGCCTCCGCGGTCGATGAATCCGAAGTAAATTTCGAGTTCGCGGCCGTCTTTTCGGCGGTATTTCTGAGCGAAAACAGCCGCTGCAAACCGTTCATACGCGACCTGGTGCGGATCTTTCCCGTCAACGGACTCGTTTTTCTTCGCCTCGACAAACCCTGACCGTACCAGATACTTATTCATTCCACGCCCGTATCCGTTCACGATCCAGTAAAAACCGTCATCTTGACAGTCAGCGCTAATCAGCAACACAAGCACGTCGTTCGGTATTTCTTTATCAACATACTGCCTATATTCTCGTTTTTTCGTCTGTAAATAATCTTCAGATATCTGTATTGTGTTATCCTGCCAGAACTCTCCCATATCCTCGTTGATAAATGTCTGCATGGCCTCCGTTCCCTTCTTCTGGGCGCCGAACCACCGAGACAGCGCCTCTGCAAACGTATACGAAATATCAACGAATCGCGTGTACTGAAAACTAATATTATCCGTTTGCTTTCTGTCGGCCACCTTGCCGTTCTCTATCCTCTCACCTTCCGCCGCCCAGACCATACTTTCAGCCATTTCAATCCGGTGGTTTTCCTCAATCGTTTCCCGGCAATATACACACTCGTATCTCGCGGCGCTCATCGTAAGAATCCGGCTTGGATCATGGTCGTATTCTTTTTTTGCATTCGGAATTTCTTTCACCTGTTTAATCGTCAGGATCTGATATTTTTTGCAGTGTGGGCATTTGTGATACGCCTTCAGCGCCAGAACCCCGGACCGTTTCATTTCCTCGTATAAGCAATCGCCAACCCATAGTGGCGACGATTCCATGATCGATTTGTGCCGCCCGATTATCCGGTATGCTTCTTGTCTGCGTTTCAACGATTCAATCGGATCCCACCCGCGGCGCTTCCTGTATTTCGACACCTCTGATGCGTAAATCAATCCGCTGGACCAAGTTGCGATGTC